ACCCAGGTCATCGGAAGACTTGAAGAAGCCGTTAAGGAGCTTGAATGCTAGAGATTCGGAACAAGAGCAAATTTCCCGTGCAATTGATCGTCCGGTCACGGATGGCTCCGAAGGCATTTACCACGCTCAACATTCCCGGCGTAGGCGCAGGAAAAAACATTTATCTTTTAGAAGATGAACGGGCCACGCCATATATAGAGCGTGTCGAGAACATGGGATTGATTTCCACAAGGCATATACCAAACAAGTTGCGAAAGGGAGAATAAGACTATGGCGATATTACAGGGGTTTCCGCCGTCGAACACAATCAGTCCGAGTGTTCGTATCGCAGAAAAAGATTTGAGCTTTATAGCTCCTGAGCAGTCGTTCCACCGTGGTGGCTTAGTCGGCTTTGCGAGCAAGGGTCCGATCAACTCACCGACACTGATTAACACGCACGGTCAGTTGAACACGGTCTTCGGCTTCCCCCACCCGGACGTGGGCGACCCGTACCTAATTTATGCCGCCTCGCAGTACCTTTTGACGGCGAGCGAACTGTTCGTTGTCCGCGTGGCGGATACCGACCCGCTTTCCGACCAGCAGGCCACGACCGCTAAGCTCGACATTCTTGCTGCTGGTACGACCATCGACGTGTTCTCGGCAACCGCCGGCCCGTATTACTTTGAAGGCGAGGTCGGTGGCAATCCGTATGACTACTTCTTCCGGTGGCGGCTGAACGGCGTCCTCTCATCGAAGACGCTGGTAATCCTCAATGACGCACATCGTCCGGCCCCCAACACCAATAAAGCCTGGGAAACGGTGGATTTGGTGGCGGAATTGAACTCGCAGTTGGACCTGATCCACGATGGTATCGAGTTCTACACCTACGCGAGCGGTGGCGAAAACTACCTTGGGGTGAAGACCACCTACGCTTACGGTCCTAGCAGTTCGCTGGAATTTGTCTCCGTGCAGAACGCGGCCTACGGTGGCCCCCTGGTTACGGCGGGTGGAACCAATGTGTCCGGCCTGGGCGTGGGCATGACCCCCGCCAGCAGCACCGGCGCGAACACGAAGTATCCGGTTAACGGTTACCAAGCCGCCGGCACCTTCGACTTCACCGGCCTTACCGGGATGAACCTCCAGATCGTGGTTGACGGCACGGACAACGTGCTGATCGACCAGACGGTACAGACCGTCGATATGTCCAGCCTGGAAGGTGGACCCCAGGATATTGCTACCATTGTTTCGACTTTGAATGCCCAGGTGGCATCGCTGCCCGGCGGATTCGAGTTCTCGGCAACTGGCAACCAACTCACCGTCACTACCCTGACCGTGGGTCAGGACGCCCGGCTGTTGGTCAAATCCACCAGCACCGCCAACGCGGTCTTCGGGTTCGACAACGCGACCGAAGTGGGCACCAGCCCAATCATGGTGACCGGCGACACCGGCATCGAACAAGCCGGCATCGTAGACGGTGCGGCTAATACCACTGGTTTGATTACGTTCCAGATGCAGGCTGACTCACCCGGTATCGACGGCAACGCCACTACTGTCATTGTCACCAACGACATTCTCGGCGGCACCTTCCAAATGATGGTTTACAACAACGGCGTGAACGTCGAGTCCTGGGGTAATTTGACGAAGGACGGCTCCAGCAGCTTCTATGTTGAAACCTTCCTGGCCCTGACCTCCGACTTCATTCGGGTCATCGACAATCCTGCCGTATTGGCCCCGCCCGCCGACAGTGGCCCGAAGGGCTATACGCTTGTAGGCGGCAGCGATGGCATCCCGATGGACCCTGATGACCAGGACAACCTGTTGATCGGCAGCCCGGTCGCCTTCAGTGGACTTTACGTCTTCAGCGAGCCGGAGCAAATCGACATCGACCTGTTGGCATGTCCCGGCCACGCCTCCACGGCGGTAGTAACCGCGCTGTTGGACGTGTGCCAGAACTACCGCATGGACTGCCTGGCTTTGATTGACCCGCCGTTCGGCTTGACTGTCAAGGAGATTATCTCCTGGCAGAACGGTACACACCCGCTCAACCTGACTCGCTTCGACTCCAACTACGGCGCTCTCTACTGGCCGTGGGTCAAGGTCAGCGATTCCTACAACCGCGTTGACGTGTGGGTGCCGCCATCGGGCAGCGTGATGGCGACCATCGCCCGCTCCGACTTCCTGTCGGCCCCGTGGTTCGCACCAGCCGGCATGACCCGTGGCCTGGTGCCCGGCGTCACGGATGTGTTTAACCGTCCGACTTTGGAGGAGCGCGACCTTATGTACGGCAATCGCAATGCAATTAACCCGATCATCCAGTTCACGGACGTGGACGGCTACCTGATCTGGGGCCAGAAGACCTTACAGCGTAACCCCACGGCGTTGGACCGCGTAAACGTTCGGCGCTGCATGTTCACAATCGAGAAGCAAATCCGCACGGCGGCTCGCTCTCTGCTCTTTGACCCGAACGACGCGATTATGCAACGGCGGTTCACGAGCTTGGCGGACTCCATCCTCAGCACGATCAAGGTCGGTCGCGGATTGTATGACTACCTGATTGTAGCGGATTCGAGCCTGAACACGCCGGACGTGATCGACCGCAATGAATTCCGGGCGCGAATTGGTGTTCAGCCAACGCGAGCGGCAGAATTCATCTTCATTGAATTCTCGATCCACCGCACTGGCGACTTTACCAGTCACGGTGCCCCAACGTTTAACTAAGGAATAAAGGAGAAATAACCTATGTCTGCTTCTGGTGAAAGTTGCAAAATGGGCATTGGCCCAATCGGTGGACCGGGCGTCGTCTTCAAGCGTAAGTTTAGATGGCTTTTCTCCATCCAGACGAACTGCAAGAAGTCCGGTAACCCGGCTGGTTATGTCCCGCCGAGTATCGTAAAGCTCGCCGCGCGACCGAACCTGACCATTGAGGAAACCGAAATCAACTTCCTCAATGCCAAGATGTGGATTCCCGGCAAGGGTGCGTGGGAAACCATCACGGTTACCTACTACGACGTTGGCGGACTCGGCTCCGCGATGTCGGCACTATTCGGCTGGTTGGCAACGGTATACGACTTTACCGACTCCGAAAACCTGTGCCAGTCGTCCAAGCAGGAGAGTTACGGTGCGAAGGGCACCCTCCAGCTTTTCGACGGCTGCGGTAATCAGATGGAAGAATGGACTCTTGGTAATATGTGGCCACAGGCCATCAACTTCGGTGAGCTTGATTATAGCTCCTCGGAAGAAGTCACGGTGGAACTAACCCTCCGTTACTCCGAAGTCGATTACCTGGCGGCATCCGACTGCGGCGGCACCTTCGAGGCTTGCTGCGACGGTTGCGGTTGGCCCGGCCAAATCCCCTTCTAAGCAGGGTCCGGGTCTGAATAATGTCTTTCCTGTCGCCCCGCCAGCATCCTGGCGGGGCGATTTCTTAACACGAGGAATAATATGGCGTGCGGCGACGGCCAAAAGATGGGTATTAGTTGGCATACCAATGCCTGCTTTCGCAGAAAAAACAGATGGATTATGCGCATTGATGACATAGCCGATGACGGCACTAACGCGCTGCCACCGCAGAAGTCCGCACGCCCCAGCCTGACCTTGAAGGAAGTAGAGTGTCAACACCTGACTGAAACCGTTTACTTCCCGACCAAACCCGACTGGAAACCCATCAGTCTCGTCCTCTACGACATCAAGGGCCAAAACAATCCCGTCATGGACTGGATCAAACGAGTGTACAACGTTTCGGCAAGCAGCGCCACCTGGGGACCATCTTGCGGCAACAGATTCAAACGGGAGGCAATCCTAACTCTGTACGACGGGTGCGGCGCGACTATAGAAACCTGGCACTTTCAGAATGCTTGGCCGCAGGTGGCCGAGTTCGGAGACTTGGAAATGAGTTCGTCCGACGTTGTGGTGTGTGAAGTAACCCTTCGCTATGATCGTGCTTATGTGGTCGTCACCGGCCAGGGCGGCGGCGGCGGCAACAGCAATAGCGGCGGCGTGCCTAGCGCTGCTCGGAGCAATAGCGGTAGTGGTGCCGGCGGACCCCAACAAACACCCGGCTTTGGTAATTCGGGTAGCCCAGGTGGTCCTAACGCTGCTGCCGCCGCCCCGCTAAGCGGCAACAGAATGCCCCCAGGTGGTTCCGGCGGCATGGGGACCGCCAATCCAAGCGGCGGCGGTTTGCCAGGCGGTTTTGGCGTCGGCATCGGCTCTGTGAGCGTGGGAGCCAACCCTCAAAGCGGTTTCACCGGCACCGGCCAGATTAGTTCGGGGCCTTTCGGCGGTCCACTAAATACGTTTATCAACGTCGGCGGCGCAATCATGCAATATATTAACGGAGCCGTTGTTCCCCTGAACACTTTCCCTGGCTCCGCGCCGAGCTTCCGCCCAGGAGTGCCGCAAACGCCGCCACCCGGTTTCGGAGGTCGCCCGGTCGCCCCGCCTGGCCCCCGGCCTTAATCTTCTTCTAACGACAGGTCGGTTCTCAGAATCTCCTGACATTTTTTCAGGGCGTCTTCGAGTTCCTTGGGTTTCCAGCCCAGCACCCGACAGGCACCGCTTTTATTCAGCCTACCTTTCTTCGTATAAACCTTCCCCTCATTCATGAGGAAGGCTTCGATCAGGGGGCCGTAACCGTTGTCGATGAGTTTCTGAATAAGCTCCTGTCGTTCTAGTATTTCTATTACGTTTCCCTTCATAGTCACCTGTAGAATTATAGCCAATTAGGTATTGAGATTCCCCCGGTAGACCGGCCTCTCCTTGCCGTTCTTGATGAGGGTCTGCTCAAACTGTGTCTGAAGGAAATCGTGATACTTCTTCTTCAACTCGTTGTAGTTCCGGGCGGTTCGATATAGCTGTCGGAAGTGATTCAGGATGCAGGTCGTCATGTAATTAAACGCCTTTCCCTTCGCGGGGTCGAAACGGTCAATCTTCTCGAAGCAGATCATAACCCCCTCCTGTATTGCATCGTCCACGTCGATCAGGTTGAACTTGGCATATCGCACAATGTTCTCCGACAACGTGTAAAATGCACACGCCAATTCCTTCTGGGACTCGTTAAAGTCAAGGAGTATACCGTCGAAGTCCTCCTGCCGCAACAACCATGTGGGCGGCACCCACGTCTTATCCATCTTCCGCCGCACCCGCCGCTCGCATTCACGCATGTCTTCCATCAGTAACTCGTATTTCGCCCTCTCCCGCTTCGCTCGCTGAAACCTCGCTATGATACTCTCAAAGATTTTGTTGTTCAGGTATTCACTCGACATCCAACTCCTTTCCCTGCGCTTGCCCAGGGAATAAGCGAAAAATGGTATCTATATATCTGCGGCCCCGGTCTGATTTCCACAGAGATTCAGACCAAATTAGGCTGGTTCTTCCATTCTTCTATTCGTTCGAGCGCTTCTTTCTTGGCGGTTTGAAACCACTGGCTGGCCTGCTGAAAGTAGTTGGGACTGTAGAGTTTGCCGGACGTATAACTCCTGATGTGGTCGATATTGTCGTCCACATGGCGGGCGAAGTTTTTCTCGGAGCCGATAAGGTGGGGTTTGATCTTAAAGTGCCGGAGAATGTAGTTGCCCAATATCTCGGTGTCCGGCCAGTTGGGGCGAAGGGGGTTGGGCTTGTAGTCCCGCATATCGAACAGGTTGCACAGCCGCCTCATGCTCCACCCGAAACCGATCTTATCCATCGTGGGCATGTGATACATGCTGGCCGTGTGCGACAACATGCCGTGCCAATCGGCGTGCGCCCTGGGACTCATCTGGTAACCGACCACGGGCGAGTGTTTAACGGACAGGGCCAGCAGGTATTCGAGGAAGTCTCGCCGCCGCAGGAAGCAGTCCGCGTGAGTGGCGAAAAGGTATTCGGTTCGACACATGCTAAAGGCACAATCCATCGACATCGACACGAAGTCCGAGGGGTGTTGCACGCCATTGAGTCGGAGCGATAGAACCTCCAGGTCGTCGGCCCGCATCGCCTCGACGTTGCGCAAGTGATCCTCGCTGCTGCCGGTGTCAATGATGATGATGAAGGGCTGGACGGTTTGCAACCGCAGGAGTTCGACGCACAGGGGCAGGGTTTCGGAGGTTTCGAGACAGGGGATCGCGGCGGTTACTTTGTACTCCCAGGGCTTCTTTGGACAGTTGCCCTCCCAGGGTTTGTCAATGGTACGGACATTCTTGATCGGGGCAATGTCACATTTATTCGGCATCTTCTCTATTATCCCGTGGATGTCTTCAAATTATATTTCCAACTACTCCAACGCCCCGAAGTGCCGCAAACCTACCAGGATTTGAAGGCATATTACGAATCTGTCGGCATGGCCAACGAGGCGGCAGCATATGGCTACCTAATAGAGAGTCGCTTTACGAAAAATGAACCCCCTGACGTGCCACCTGATAGTCCGGGACAACCAGGCCACAATTGAACGTGCCCTCAACTCCCTGATGCCCCTGGGTTGTGATATTCTCGCGGTGGACATCGGCAGCAAGGACGACAGCTACAAAATATGCCGCCGCTACGGTGCCGAAGTCATTCGGCTGTCCCTGGGCCACGATTACTCCAAGGTGCGCAACGAGGCCGTCGCCCACAGCAAGTCAGAGTGGCAACTTTACCTGGAACCGTGGGAAGTGCTGGCGGGCGGGCACGAGTTGATTGTTCAAGCCCTTCCGATGGAGAAAACGGCGTACCAGTTCAACTGCGTTCAAGGCGACATACTGACGAAGGAGATCAGACTGTGGAATAAAAGGACCGGCCTCCGCTTCGAGAACCCAATCTTTGAAACCCTGCCGGGCCAGGGTCGGGACTTGGGGGCGGTTGTTCTGGTCGAATCAATGGATCGGACGGTAGAGGCGAGCGCCCTCCTCAAAACTTGGAAGGAGGAAAAGCCGCTCGCCGTGGAGCCGTACTATTACCAGGCGTGTGTGACGCTCATGCAAAGGAAATGGGATACCTTCCTGACAACGGCGGATCATTACCTGTTCCACGAGAAAAGCCCCAGCGCCCTGATGCCAAGGACGATGACCCGATACTATCGAGGCGTGGTGCAGGGGTTCATTAAAAAGGACTATCGTGCCGCGATCCGCGATATAATCAATTGCCTGGCGGTGAGGCCGTTGATGGCCGAGTTCTGGTGCCTGCTGGCGGACATATACTACGCCCAGAAGGAATACGAGAAAGCACTCGTTTTCTATGACAATGCCATCAAGCTGGGAAGCAGGAGGCTCCGCAACGACCAGTGGCCCCTGGAAATCCCCAAATACAAAGACTACCCGGAGAAAATGATCGCCGGCTGCCGGAAGGTCATCGCCAACTCCAGATTCATACTCGGCTAATATACGAGGTCAAGTTCGTTCACCACCACCGTGACCTGATCCTCGTAGCGGGCGACGGCGATTTGCTTACGGCCCGGCGGCAACTTGGTGAGCCGTCCTTCCAACTCATTGATGTGGCAGTTGATGACCAACCAGTTATTTTCAGCAAGGTGCTGTAATTCTTCCTCGACGTTGGGTAGTTCCTTACCGGGGAAGTACGCTTTCAGTTGATCGCCCCCGAATTGCATGACCCGGCGATAAATGGGCAAGTTGCAGGCGCACCCAGGATTGTGGAGGTATTTCTGGATGTCCTCCTTCAGCACGTCGGGCAGTTTATCGCGGAACCTGCCGTCGCGGAGCGCCTGTTTGACTTCAAGTAAGCCAATCTTTTTCGTCATTGTAACCTTCCGGGTCAACCTTGCGAGCGGTGATGACCCGCCCGCAGTTGGGGCACTTGAATTTCTTGGCACGGTTGAACGCCTTGGGCGTAACCAGTTTCTTGGTAACGGGATCGAGGTAGGGCACGCCAGCCGGCACCGGGGACTGCTTCACTGCCACCAAGTCCTGCACATCCGACCCATCGGTAGCCCTTTTGTAACCGCAGAAGTCGCAATAGAAGCGGTAACTTTTAATGCTCATGGTTCTCTTTTTTGTTGTTCTTGGGCACCTCCACCAAGGAGTTGGCCTCCAGGTAGGTCAGGAAGGCCGCAGAGCAGTAGGCGAGAAAGCTGCCGGCCATGCCGCCGAGGAATATCTCCTTAAAGCCCAGGCCAAAGCACAGCCAGCCGCACAAAAACCCCACCCAGGTGCCGCAGCACTGGTAACATTCAAATACCTTGTAGACGTACTCCGGCAGGAATGCCCGCAGCCAGTCGCGCGGCTTTTGCATGATGGCCGAGTCCACGATGATGTGAGTTAACCCAACCGTGCCGAAGACGAACAGCACGATGCTGATTAAGGCATTGGCAATTTCCATTAAGAATTACCTCCAGAGGGATATATAGAGACGGTCACCTTTTCGGTAGGTGGCCAGATCGAGGAACCCCTCGTATTTACTCAACACTTCCCCCGCCTCGGCCACGCCTGTCTCCAGATTCCTGACGATATGATAGTCCATCCTATCAACAATCACTTGCTCACGGAAATATTCAGACAGCGTATTGATGTGGTCGGGTTGAAGGCCGTTGAGAAAATCCAAGAGCGACCGCTTTCCCAAGTTACGGAGGGCCGTCACCTTGGTGGCTAACATCCACGAGTCGAACAGGTGCTTAAAGTCTGGGAGGAGCCGGCGGGCAGCACCGTCCATGAAAATTATCTGCTCGACGTTCTGGAGATTAAGTCGCATCGTACTCTAATAAAGTCGCTTACCTTAATGTAGTAAGTAAGGAGATTATATGGCAGAAGAAACATTCCGACCCCGGAAAATCACGCCCGACGATCTCGCGCCTGACCCCGGTAAGGAGATGGCCGAAGGCGAGGCGATCCGCAAAGCCGCCGCCAAGGAGGAGTCGGAACGGAGTGGCGAGGAGCCGATGCCGGACCCACGCCAGCGCCAGTCCGATTCAGGCATGAAGGTTTCTGGCAACGTTCCCAAGGCGTTTATGGACGCCTTGCGCCAGCAACGGAGCGGCAAGGAAGTCCATAGCGGTCGGGAGCGGCCCAAGCAGCAGCAGGTGGTCCCCAAGGGTGCCAGCAGCGAACTAGCAAACCTGCTCGAAGGCTTGAAGGAGCAACAGGGTCTTTACGAGGCCCTGGAGTTACCGTCCAGGGGCCGGTTTTATAACGGGGAGGACGGGCCGATGGACGGCGTGGTTCACGTCCGTGCCATGACCGGCGAGGAGGAGCAAATCCTGGCCACACCCCGATTCGTGCGTAAGGGCCAGGCCATCAACATGATCTTTCAACGATGCTTGCAGGAGAAATTCCGCGCCGAGGAACTGTTGACCCTCGACCGCACTTACCTGCTCATCTGGCTGCGCGGTATATCCTACACGCCGGAATACGACGTAGAGGTAAAGTGCCCGGAATGCGAGAAGAAATTCTCGACGGTCATTGATCTGAACAGTTTATTTGTGGACCAGTGCCCGGACGAGTTCGGCCCGGACCTCAACGACATCTTGCCCAAAAGTGGTTACCACTTCACCTACCGATTGTCCAGGGGCAAAGACGAGCAGGACATCACGGAATACCGCGACCGTCGCATCAAGTTGCTGGGCGACTCGTCCGCCGACGACACCCTCACCTACCGAACGGCGATGTTGCTGGAAAACATCGAAGGGGTTACCGACAAGCGCGAGCTTCAAACCCTGGTGCGGAACTTGCCCATTCAGGATGTTGCCTACATTCGCAATTGCGTTAATGAGCCGCCATTCGGGGTAGACACCACCATCCCCATCAACTGTCCTAGTTGCCTGCAAGAGTTCGAGGTCGATCTACCGCTCGAAGCAAATTTTTTCTTCCCCCGGCGAAAGAAGAGGACGGAAAAGACCCAAGTATAGAATTGTGGAAGCAATTAGCAGAGGAAATCTTCTTCTTCCAGTATCACATGCACATGCCCCGAAGGGAGAGCATGGGTATGCCGATCAACGAGAGGAAGTGGATGATCCAGAGGTTCATCGACCAGAAGCAAAAGGAAAACGACGCTATGGAAGCAGAGCGGCGTAAGGCCAAGTCAAGGGCTAGGAAATGAGAAACCATTGGTTAGATCAAATTGACAAAAAGAAGAAGCTGAAGGAGCGGATGCGAAGATATGAGGAGCAGATCATAAATATCATCGAGAAGACCCTGAAGCCGAAAAAGGATTTGAAGAAATAATGGCCGCGCTCAAAGAAAGGTATCAGAACCCGGTCGGTGGCGATCAACTCAATCTCCGACTGTTCGTCTACAACTCGAACAACTTCGCCAACGTGGTCTGCGTCAACAAGGTCGATATATACTACCTCGACCCGAACGAAGTTACCGAGGGCAACAAGGAAGGCCGGCGGCTAGTCGAAACGATCACCGACATCAGCCAAACCGATGTCGGCAAGTACCTCATCAACGTCAGCCTGGATGAACCCAAATACTGCATTGGCAAGTACCGAGATGTGTGGAGTTTGCAGTTCGAGGACGAGGACTGCCCCGCCAGTATTGAGAACCCGTTCCAAATATACCCGGACCTCTGGTACACGACGCCCATCCCCATCGTCTACGATTTCTACATCGTCTTTCGCCCAAACAAAATTAGGCAAGGCAGCAAACGCTACCTCATCATTGAGATCACCCCGAACGTACCCAAGGGCACCGACCTGGCCCGCTACTACGAAAACCTCGCCATTGTTGCCGACCTGAAAATATCCATCGAGCAACACTGCGGCGACTGCGTGCCCTGCGAGCAAGACCTGCGGCTGACCGTGGACGCCGACCCCGTGGAACTCCGCGAGAAGCGCTACGGCTATTATCTACTAGACACTACCGACATGGAGTGTGGTATCTACAACGTGTGGTTCGACCTGGCCTTCGGGGATTGTCTATACCGCACTGAGAAATACGAACTCCAAATCTACTAACCTCAAAGGAGGAATATGAAGAACCATTGGCTCGACCATGCCGAGGCGCTGAAGAAGCGCACCGACAAAACCGCCCCCAAGAGCGGGGTTTTCTTGGCTCAGAAGGACGTGCAAAAATTCAAGGAGGCGATAACCCAGCAGAAAATGAACATGGGATTTGCTGGGCACCCCTTTGCAAAAAAGGACGCGACCATCCCCCGGACCTTCCGGTTTCTAATCGAACCCAAAAGCCACCCCGACCTCCGCTATATGGTCAAGCGGGTCGCCGTCAATTACTACGAGGAAACCATCGAGATGGAACTCTACGAACACCCCAACTTCCAGACCCACGATTACCTCGTCTACCTGGCCGATTCCCAAAATAAGAACCACGAACTGACGCTCACCGCCTTTGACGGGTGCGGGACCAAACTCTATTTGTTGCACTTCAAAGGGGTCGAGCCGGAGGACCATTGTGTGGAATATGACTACGCCAAGTCCGACGTGCTGACCCACAAGCTCACGCTGACCTACCGGGAAATGAAAAGAATCGACAACGTTCACTAAATAGATCATGGTCACACAAGAAGAAATCGAGGCCGTTGGTTCGTGGTTTCACAATGTCCGCTTCCCCAATGGCCTCGAAACCCTCCCAGGCGTTGCAAATCCAAGACCTCTCTGGCACGAATCCATCCAGTTTCTAGGCGATCTGCAAGGTAAAACGGTGTTGGATATAGGCTGCAACGGGGGCTATTTGGAGGCCAAACTGGAGCCGATGGGCGCGAAGGTTACGGCGGTAGACCTCCAAGATAAATTCATCAACCAGACCAACCTTGTCAAAAGGGGGTTTGATCTGACCTGTGAAGTATTTCGTGCCGACGTGGAGGAATTCCACATCATGCCAGCGATGGCCGGCAGGAAATTTGATATAGTCTTATTCCTTGGTGTGATCTACCACGTTAACAACCCGATGCGCGCAATGACGAACGCCCTCAATATGGCGAAGGATTATGTTCTTGTGGAATCCGCTATCAGCCCACTGAAGGGCAGCGTAGCGGAGTACCTGAATAACGACCATTATCTGAACACCTGGCTGCCCAGCAGAGATTGCCTACTCAAACTCATAGATTGCTGCGGCGGCGAAGTACAAGCTGAACTGGTTCGTCCCTCCGCTTCCTCTCGGCGTTTCTTTCAAGTTACACCGACTGGTAAAGTTAGGGTGCCGGGGCGAGATTCCTGATGGCACGATACTACCGTAAACCCATGAGCGAATTTCCACACGCGAGCGAAACGAGCATCGTCCGAGAAATGGTGATGCCATTTATCCCGCCAAAATCCAACGGCCTCGACCTTGGATTCGGCGGTGACCCCATCTGTCCCACGGCCATTACCGTGGACCTTCCCAACAAATATACGCATCTCGGCCACGGGCCGCAGCACCTTTACGGTGACGCGACCAATCTCTATTGGTTCAAGGACGAATCGCTGGATTATATTTACAGTTCACATCTTTTGGAGGACTTTGCAGACGCTCGCAACGTGGTGCGTGAATGGCTCCGGGTTTTGAAGCCCGGAGGGCACCTGATTCTCTGCCTGCCACACGAGATGCGATACCGGGCACACTGCGAAAAAACCGGGCAGATTTATAATCTAGCCCATAAATGCCCGGAAATGAGCCTCGATCACATGAAGGGGGTATTTCGGGAACTTGGGGTGGAACCGATATTCGAGTGGAACGATCATCCCTACAGCTTCCTCATCGTCGGCAGAAAACTGTAAATTGGCTTTACAATTCACCGTTTCCTGACTACTATACACAATGTCCGTGCGGGTGCTGACTCCACCCGCGAACCAGTGCCCGACTGCGGACTAGGGTTTTTCAACAGAAGGAGTTTCGTATGGTTTACTCAAGTCGGTTCGTGTTGAGCGTTTTGCTCAACGGTAACGTCGCCAGCGAACGTGCTGACGGCGTGGTTCCCATCCCCTTCGGCAGCGAGTACGGCATCCGGTGTCGCAACCGGAACAAAAACCGCCGTGCCCTGGTCAAACTGTTCGTGGACAACGAGAACATCTCCGGCGGC